TTTGTTTATATTCTTCCGCAGTTTCTTCTTTCTCGGCTATAACAGCTTGATACTCAGCTTCATTGACAGCAGAGAAACCAAAGTCATTATCACCATACTCAGCAAGAATTTTATTTAAATCATATGCCATTATTTGTCCCACGCTTTCTGTGCATTAAAGTTTGCATGTGCAAATTCTAGTCGGTCAACCAACTTAACTGCATTGCCTTTTAATTTATCTACTGCTACGAATCCTTCTGGATTAGTAATCTTGAAACCATCATCTGTTCTTAGAAAAGTACCAGTAACTTGTTTCATTTGTTGTAGTTTTTTGATAATCATATTTTTTGCATCAACAATATCATTCTGAATTTGAAAAATCTTTTCCAGTTCAAAAGCATTGTTACGATAGAAACGCATCAATTCATTCTTTTCGAATTGTCGTTTCTGTTTTGTTTCTTCTTTTTTGGCAGCAATGATTTCTTTGTTCAATCGTTCTTCAACCCAACGAATCAAATCTCTTGTGTGTTGATTCACATTACGTATTGGTTCACCTGCACGTACTTTGGTGTTGTTGAAGGTCTTAATCTGTAACTGAATCATCTCTGTGGTTGCAATACGATTCAATGTCATAGAATTGACTGTTCTAAACATACCACCCGCACGAGACAGAACGGAAGTAATCTGTTTTGTTTCTTCTTGTGTAAAGGTTGCAGTACCAGAAGCATCAACAAAGTATGCATCACGGAACCAAACATCTTTAGTGGTAGTCAAATTCTTAATGTCGATATTAAATGAAGACTTCATATCTGCCATTGTTTTGCCGGTGTATGAAGTATGAAACACAATACCGAGTTGAGCCGCCAACATAGATGTGGCTAATTTAGAATCAGAAGGCACAGCATAGACAATTGTGTTTGGTTGAAAAATGATGTATTTGGTTCCATCAATTGTTTCTTCTTCAATATCACCTTTACTAAACATCATATCGCCTTGCAATACACCTTTAATGCCTAGTTTTGGTAAGTATCTCAATGCCACTTTCAGTTTAGCATTAAGTCCTTCACCTGGATGGTTTCTATCAATGTCATCATCTGTATAATTTAATTTTGCATTTGCGTTGAAGACACCTTTAGTACCAACAAAGAATTTACCATTCTCTGGATTAATACCACAGAAAACAGCAGGTGCACCATCCCATTTTGTTGTTACGTTTACTTTACTTGAAGAATGTCCTGCCAACATATCTCGGAGAGATTGTAGGAAATTGATTGCATCACGAGTACCGGATACACCACGGTTAAGAACTTCATCTTCGATGTGTTCTAGATGAAGGTTCTTACCTTCTTTTGCTTCGGTTATAAATTCTGTGAATTTCATTTTAACTATACTTTATGAAAATGCTACTGTTTTTTGTTGCTGATGATGCATATTCATATATGTATTTACACAAGGCATCCATCTTTTTTTCTTTGATAACTGTATACACTAAGTCGATACCAATATACTTTGACATCCACCAAGTCTTATCTTTTCTTTGTCCTGCTTTTGCTTGAACGATTAATGTTTCTAATTTCTCTTTTGAACCAGATAATTCCTTAAACATCATTGCAAACTTTTTGAAATCAGCTTCAGATGGTTTCTCAATAGGTGTTTGATTTGGTAAAGTCAACTTTGCTTTGGCAACACCAGCATCTATCGCACCTTCGAAAATAACACCGCCGCCGATTTTACCGCCTGCAGCCGCTTTACCTTTAATCTCACCTTGCCATGAAGATGGAACTGGACGACTAGAGAAGTTTCGCAATTGAACTTCACCAGGATTACCTTCAGATTTGTATTGAATGTAAATGTCTTTTGAGTCCGTCATAGTCATACCAAGTTTCACACCTGTGAATTCAGCAACAAGAGGTTTACCATTGTTGAAGAACTTAGAATGTGGAGTATCTTTTGGCCCAATCTTCTTTAATGAAATACCAATCATGTTGGTGTATGCAAACTCATCATACACATAACGATTATATTCTGTTAATGTATCGAAATCTTTTCTGAGTTTGAAGTCTTTTTTAATCATCCAAATATCAGCAGGATTCCACTTATCATCACCAGTAATACCACTACCTTTTTTGAACTTGCGCCAGTTGTCGTAAATATCATTTACTAATTTACCACCACGATAAAATTTGAATTTCTTTCCAGTGTTTGCGCCAGGAACTTCTTCAAAAATTAGATTAGCAGTCAATACGACACTTCTAAACCAGTTCTCATCAAGGCCTTTCATACATTGTGCCAAGGTTCTGTCACAATCAGCGTCAGAAATTGTTTTATCTGTTATCTGAGCAACGTCAATTAAATCTTTACCTAGATGTTGGCGTGTAGCACAAGCATAAGCCTGTAGACTTTCCGCTAATGCAGTAACTTCTGCGCCGGCACCTGATATTTTACCTTCTGTATCAATGTTAACTTTTGATGGGATTTTCATGTTCATACCTAGAGTTTGTTTAACTAGGTATTTATCCTATCTTGGTTACCTGATAATGTCAAGCACTTTATCGCCAGTCCAAACTTCTTGTTCAGTACGGATTCGACCCTCTGTATTCAAAGTATCGAATCGGTTGATGGCCTTCTTGCGCCACCACTCAATAATGTTGGATAGGTTATGTTTCTCATAGTTCTCACCTGGCACCAGTTTTGTAGCCTTTCCGTTTACAAAATCAACCATGTTTTTGAAACCATAATCAGAGATAAAGTATCGTTTCTGTTCGTTCAGGTTCTTGGCGTTCTCAATTGTCTGTGCAAACTTAGCACCCTCTGGTGTGCCTTTGAGTGTTGTTTTAATGATACTAACCATTGCATTTGAGATTTTCAACTTACGTGACGATGCACCTTCTGGTGCCAATGGTTCACCAAGAATATTCTCCATGTAATCCTTGAGGTTGGTGTAAGTATCACCATGCAACATTGGTAAGAAGTCACTATCAGTCAGGCCTTTGAAACGAATCAGAGGTTTCATACCATCATATTGTGACACAGCCTTAGAACTACCATACAAACTGGTTGTCTCAAACAGGCAAGTTGTCATGCCATACTTTTCATCCAACATTTTACGGACTTCGTGTGTGGTACAGATTGCAGCCAGTAATTTACCACCAAGATAATTGAAACCAAATGGTTGTGCAGGTACAATAACAAAACCCATTACTGCACATTGATTGAATCTCTGAGCACCACCCTCATGTTGTGTGAATACTTGACCCAACATTTCATTACGAGGTTTACAATTGATAACAGGTGAACCAAGACGAATGAAACCACACCACTTGTTGGTTTTCTTTTCTAAGATAGCAAGACGCAAACATCTACCAGGAATACTGGTCATATTTGAGTGACTTGAAATCATATTCAAGTATGTGTCCCATCGGTCTTGTGGCAGTTCAACGAGTTCAAACTCCATGTCAGCAGGTGACATAGTGAAATCAGAAAACAAATCTTCTTCAGGTCCCATGCCGAACAGTACAGGTGACCGTTCTGCCATAGAGGCCAGTTTTTGTTCACGCATGTATTCATCAATACGACCAAACTTATCAAAGTAGTCGGAGAATACTCCTGCACACTTTACTGCTTGTTCATGCGTTAATTTCATACTTTAAGTCCGCCAAAATCTTTTCTGCGTTCACGATTGCCAAATGTATTCAATGGTGGTGTATCGTTAGGTTGACCAGAATCAATAATGCCGTTCTGTGCATCAGGTTCTGCATCATACAATCTCATCTTTGCACGGTCAACACCAAGGACAAATCGTTTGTTCGCACTTGGGTCTGCATAACGATTCTTCAATTGTTTGACCAAGATTTGATTTAGACCTTCTAGTTCTTCATTCGTAATCAAAGCAAACATAAAGTCGGCAGTTGCAGGCAAACCAAACGATTCAGAAGTATCGGTCAATTCAACGTCAGAGTTGGAATAACCACTACGAGTTGTTTGTGTTGCAGAAACAATAGGCACATCCGATTCAACAGCAAGACCACGCAATTCTTCTGCAATAGACTTGATGTATGAATAACTGTTTACGTTAGCGCCTGGTTTGATACGAGCAGAGCAACAAATGTTCAAATAGTCAATGTAGATAATATCTGGTCTGAAATTTTTCTTCAAGGCCAAATCATTCAACAAAGCACGGAAGTGCAAGGCGGATGCACTAGCGGTTGGATATTCTTTGATGATTAACTTACCATGCGTTTTGTTTTGTAGTGTAGAAAACTTACGAATGTAGTCATCTTTACCAATGGTGTGCAGTTCATTCAAATCAATGTTCAATAGATTAGCATCAATACGTTCTGCAATCTTTTCTTCGGCCATTTCCATTGTAATATACAATACATTTTGGCCCCCTGATAGATTTGCGGCTGCACAATGACACATGAACAAGGATTTACCAACACCAGTACCAGCAAGAGCAATGTTCAAAGTCTTGCGAGGCAGACCGCCTTTGGTAATTTTATTGAAATAGTCTAGGTCGAATCGAATACGTGATTCAACTTTATGATAGGACTCATAACGAGAATCGGCATCTTGCATGTAATCATGGCCGATATTGTTATCGAATGAAACACCAAGTGCGTCACTCAATAATTTTGGAATCTCACCCTTACTACGCTTCTCACTTTTACTATCAAGGATATTAACAGATTCCATGATAGCATTGTAAATGGCCTTGTCTTGGCAAAACTTTTCAGTTTGTTCAATCAGCCATTTTGTTTCACTTGGTTCATCTTTATGTTTGTGAATCTCATTCAACAGCTCAAGAGCCTCACGTACTTGTGGTTCTGTGAGGTTCTTTTTCTCTGTGAAATTAATTACAAGAGCTTCGTGAGTTGGTGGGTTCTTATACTTGTTGATGAAGTCAAAAACTTCTTTGAAAACTATTTGTTCGTTATTATTG